TTCGATTGCTCTTTTGAGTGCATCCTTAAACTCCAAGTTCTCTATGATACCGACAACATTTACTGCGTTGCCACCCTTTCCACAGGTGTGACAAAAGAATAGGTTGTCATATGTATTGATGACAGCACTACGCCTTTTGTCTGGGTGGATGCAGCATCTAACAGATGCGCTCCTACCCTCTCTTACTTCCCCACCATAGTGAAGAACGATTGCTCCTATGGGGATTGTGTTTGCATCAACGGGACCTTTGAACCCTCCCGCTTTACGTACCCTGGACCAGTCTTGTGCTGGCATACACACCCCTTGTCGTTGCACTTGTCGTGATACTTAGCAGCACGTTTGTAGTGGGCTACAGAATTTTCTACACCTGCATCCATACAGTTATTACAAATCATTAGAACTCCTTCAACTCTGTTATTGGTACACGCCATCCACTGATGGTCTCATCCCTATACTGGGACTTTGCATACTCTTCAGGGTTGCACCAGCCATAGACTTCAACCTGTGAGTAGTAATCTTCATCAAGAATCTTTGTGCCTACTATGATCTTACCGTTATCCTTATTCCAAAATGGAATTGAATCACGTGTGCGTACCGTACGTACCTCAAAGTTCACACCCACATCAGGCAACTTAGCCCGACGAGGATGCAGTTCATTGGGATACCACGGTACATTCCAAGCAGTATCAGTAAGAGATGCAACCGCCCACTCAGATACGTTGGCTCGCACATTGGCAAGAAGTTCGTGCTCTAAGTAGCCGTTCTTCTTACCCTCTGCATAGTTAGGTCTATCTACTGACCCATACTTAGCAAGCCAACGCTCTGTTGCAAGCATTGTACAAACTCTTACTTCATCCCTGCTCAGGCGTACTATCATCTGCCTCTTCTTCAGTAGTTGATTCTTCAACCACTTCTTCTACTACTGGTACTAGTATTTCTGTTGTTGTTATTTCTCCACCTGGTACTGGCATTATTGTTTCTCCTTTAGCCATTGAGTTAAGTCTTGGATTACCCAAGCCTGATCTATTGATGCGTTGCGACGCTTAACTACAACATAAGACAGAGGGACTTCCCCGATACCTCGTGCCTTTGCGTAGTTAAGCGCCTCAACTTGTGCTTCTCTCCAGAACTCAGGCAGGGAAAGGGTCTGCCTGTTCTTGAGTTCAAGGATGTAGGTTTCTCCCGATATGATAACAACCATATCGCCCTCATCCTTTGCCCCAGCCTTAGTCAAACGTTCTGCCATAACTCCCGCATTGCGTAGCCATTTCATAACATCTGTCTCAAACTGAGAACCTTTACGTCCGTTCTTGTTAGCCATCAGACTCGCAAGTATGCTCTGCCTTGTGCATCTTGATCTCCAATCTGACAGGAAGCAAAGTTAACAAATAGTGTAGCCCATTGTGATGCATCTGCAGTGTGAGGACCGAAGCGATTCTTCACTGCAGCAACCCGCAACATCCCTTGTCCTGGGTCATAGCCTAATGTAAGTATCAGTGCTGGTAACTGACTGACCTTACCGTGAATAGCACGACGTGGTGGTGGCATCATTGGAGATCCATACTCACTCTGCTCTGATACGTGATGGAGTACTAAGACACAAGCCTCTGTCTTGCGTGCCATATCGTGCAACTCCATCATAATTGCACGTAGCCCTGCCCATTCATTGTCTGTTTCGGCAGCAACATTCATTAAGTTATCAATGATAATTAACTCAGGTGCTATGCCATAGAGTTCAACGTAGGCTTTGATTTCTAATTCAATGTCATCTAATGATGGACTTGAATCAAACACCCATTGTATGTGCGACATCTTAGATAGATGGTCAGCGTAGTAGTCAGGTTTGTAATCCATATTGGTTTCAACTGTTAACTGTGAGTGCCCTGAGATCTGCGCTGCAGATCGCATCAACACCGTAGCAGTATCAGTATCTGCGGAAAAGAAAAGTGTAGGAACCTTTGCCTTGATTGCATAGATAAGCGCAAACATACTCTTACCAGCATTAGGTGCAGCAGCAACCATACATACTTGCCCTCGTCTAAACTTAATGGACTGAGCAGATAGCCCTGTCCATACATCAGGCAATGGCACAGCCTTGATAGTGCTGGTGCCTAGCGCCCTCTTTAGATCAAGCAACTTCCTCATCCCCTCCAAGATTTATTCTGCGAACTCTTCTTATCGCAAGGCGTTCACGTGGGGCAAGCCCACCCCATATCCCGAACTGTTCCTTGTGGATTCCCCACTCAGCGCACTCAGTCTTATGAGTACAACCCTTGCAGATTGATTTCGCATACTGACTTTCACTGAAACTTACTGTTCCCTCTTTGTCAGGGAACCAGAAGTCTCCACCTATCTGTGCACATAGCGGGTTCTCGTACTCACGAGGTTCCCGCATCGTATTATCTTAGGAAGATAGGGTCGCACTTATCTACTGCACCCTTTGGTGCAGAACACATCCACGCTTTCCACGGTCCACGTGCTGATGTTCCAGTACGGAAAGTCATATTGCCGTGCTTACAGGTAGGTGCCTGTCCTTCTGTAACTACTGGAGCAGGTGCTGCAACTGGTGTTGCATTGAAAGATTCTGCAACTGATGCAACTGTTGGTGCTGGTGCACCACCGTGCAAGTCATTGCTTGTTGCCTTAATCAAAGTTGCAACCATACCTAGATCATTAAGACCTGTCTCTAAATCCTTTACATCTGTTGCATAAAGATTGATTAACGTTCCGTCGTTTAACTTATAGTTAATCTGGAACTTTGTGTTTTCGTTTGCAGCCATTTACTTTCCTCCAGTTTGTTTGATTTGTAACCGCTGTGATTCACTACCAAACTTCTTAGGTACAAACCCAAGTAGTTTTTCTACCTCTTCACTGTCAATACTTTCACGACCCTTGACAGTTGTCCAACTGACTTCTACTCCACTAGGTGTGGTACCTAGTAGTCCTTCGAAAGAAGTCTTCAAAGAATCTTGATGCTTTTCTAACTCTTTAATCTGCGCTGCTAATTGTAAGTACAGCAATGCATTCCTGTCAATATCAGCATCATCAATGACTACATCACTGACTGCCGTATGTTCTTTTTTTATACCAACGCATCCCATCTCACCTGATGCATCGTAGAACTTACAATAGAACTTACAGTAACTACTATCTCGTTCTGGATCTGGTGCCTCTGTTGCTACCTTGATTGCCTCTAACCAGTTCAATGCTTGCAGTGCAACCGTCTCATCATAATCTTCTGTGTGTACCTTGATGTCTCGCTCATCACCATCACGTGCAATGGCAACGAGTGACACACGCTTTACATCGTGACCGTTCTTGGCTAGTAGATAACCGTATGTCTGTACCTGCCAACGCTGTTGTGTTGTTGGGAAGTACGAAAGATTCTTCACCTTGCTTGTCTTCCAGTCAATGACATCACCAGTACCTGGTACATAGCAATCAATGTGTGCTTTCATACCATTGTACTCAACCCCAGTTTCAATCATCACATCAGGGTTGTCTGCTAGTGCTCGTTCAATCTCTGCGTGGATAGCAGTACCCATAATTGCTGCTAACTTCATCTCGTTCTCGTTAGTTTCAGGTTGATCGTTTAATCTGTACCAGACCTTACGACGACAACCACCTAACTCTGATGGTCCAATCTGTACCTGTGTAGAACGTGAACGCTTAGCATCACCTGCCTTGAGTGCAGTGAGTAGTAGTTCCTTTGGGTCAGTCACTTCTTGTACTTCCAATCTACCCATAGATCAAACGCTCTGCCAATAACAATACCAATCATAAGTCCTAAAAGAAATGCTGTCATTGAGTCAGTCCTAACTCTTTAATTATTTCAATCGCTTGATTGCGACCATTAGTAATTCCTCGTATGTAAGCAGAAGCATTACCATTTGCTATTTCTTTGAATTCATCTTGAGGTATGTGATAACAAGCATCCTGTATTGCTTGAATAAGATCAGTGTGCATTCTTTCCCCTTGCTATCATAATTGCAAGGAACAAAGCATTGCAATAGCCATTATAGAAACTGTAATCTTCTGAGTCTTTATCTTTAGCAAGATCCAAGTATCGTTCTCTTACTTCTTCAATCTCTTGTGCAATTACTTCACGCATTGCCATCGGATTAAATGAATGACTTAACTGTGCTGACTGCCAACCCATACGATGAAAGTATTGAGCAGCATACTCATTTGTCATCTTCATTTGTATTCCAGTACTACGAAAAAGAACACGACATCAATACTGATGCGGTACTTGTCAATGAATAAACCAACACCTACTTGCTTAAAGTTGTAGCCATAGGATAGCCACATCTTCCCTAACTCTTTTTCTTTATACATCCTTACATCCTTTCCTGGACCACTAACTGTAAGGGCTTACCAGTATTGGAGTCAAGGACCGACGCAATCTCCACTGCCTTCCTAGCGTGTCGCTTGGCGTAGGCTAACTCCATATCAGGCTTGACAATTGAATACAGGTAGCCAAGAGCAAACTGCCCACCACTACCAATAGCGTACGCTCCGACATTGCTTTGGAAAAAAGAGAGATCACAAGCAATACGAAAGACATTGCCGTTAAAAGCAACGAGATAATCAAAACCGCCATCTTTGTCCACCTTGTTGTAGTCGTAGTTGTTGTCTGTAAATACTTGGTTGATACTGGGTATAACTTTCTTACCCATAAATTGTGCTGGTTCTTCGCCACGATACAACGGTGGCTTCCAGTTGTACGAGAGGATATCTCCTGGTCGTGTATCACCTGAGATACCTACCAGAAATTTACCCACCTCAACGATCTTCGGTGTACTGGTTGCTAACGTGACGAGATTATCTTCTGTGATCTGTGAATCTGCCACGAGTACTGCATAGTCAATACCCTCAAGCGCTGCGATTGTTGTCATACTGACAATCATACTGGGTTAACGGCGTGTCGTCGCGTAGCGACACCTACTAGTTACTACAATATGAGCCGTGAGGCGAATAAAACAGGGTGCCCCAGAGGGGCACGGTTATACTGTACTGACTGTGCGGTTCCGTCTACCAATGCTGCCAAAATTTAGGTCTAAATTTGGGTCTAAATTTGGGTCTAAATTACCAGATAAATTTGGTACTGACCTGCGTGGCTTAGGTCCAGTACACGTCTGTCCTTGTGGCTCACAAGTCTTTTCTATAATGGCATCCTTTGAAGATCACGAACTAGTCTGGTACTTCCTTGACGGTACCTGTGTTAACTGTGGCAACATCGTAACTGTCCCTTGTCCAGTAGACAAAGATGAATCACAGACTCTCTGAGATTAACGAAGAAGAACGCACAGGATTGTGCACAGTTTGTGGTCCCACTAGAATAAAGATGCGGGATAAGTCTAAACCAATATCAGGTAGATACAGGTGCAATACCGTATACAAAGTCAATCAAATGAAACTGCGTTCTCCTTACCACGCATACCGTAAGGACCACTGCGAGCAGTGCAACTTCAGGCCAGTACATATCAGTCAACTAGATGTAGACCACATAGATGGTGACCGTTTTAATAATGCGCCACACAATCTACAAACTCTTTGCGCTAACTGTCACAGACTCAAGACCCACCTGGCAGATGATTACAACTCAGGTATCAATTAGTTTTATGGCATAAAAAAAGAAGCCCCTCCGAAGAGGGGCCTCTTTCTGCCTCGCATTAGTGGGTTACTTAGACCCACGTCCAAACTCTGGTGCTGATGCGTCTAACCACTTAAGTAGTGGACCAGCAAAGCCAGCAAGTGCTGCCATTACTAGTGTCTTAGGGTCTGACTCACCTGCAAGGAATAGTGCTACAGCAGATGCTGCTGCTGCACGAAACCAAGTTAGTCCGAGTTGCTTGAATTGTTCCATTGTTTCCTCCTATGGGGATTACTTTGCACCGTGCACTTTGCAACAGGTACAAACTTCAGTCTTGTATGCCTTCTTAGCAGGCACGGTTTTCATATTGGCAATGATTTGATTAACAACCTTTGGCTGGTTCATCCACCAGAACCAAGGACTAGTATCGTCACCATAACCATCGTTAATAGAAATGTGTAAGTGTTTTGTGTGCGGGTTGCTACCAGTATAAGGGCGATTTCCAAGGCGAGCCTTGTCCTTCGACCAAATCTTCTTGTTGAAAATAAGGTACTTAACTCGTTTGTCTTCTTTAAGTTTTTCGAATATGTCACTACAGTCAACCCCACTTTCAGGATCGTGCGTTAAATCAACTGCATACCCTGTGTTGTGGTCTGAGTCAGGACTCTGTTTGATGTGCGCTGCCGATGGAAGCAATCCATCTGAGGCTTTCTTCCGAGAAGGCGATATCGCTGTGGCTTGTCGAAGGACAGCAATAGCGGCAGGTGTGGCTCGTTTCACAACAGGTTTCATCGTTACTCATTTCTCTGCAATCAATCGGTACAGGTCATCTATGCGTTCTTCTAATCTTGATATTGAATCTTTAATTGATGAACCACCATTAGGCTTGAGTTCATTGAGGTAATGCTTAACCATCCAGCGCACTGCTGCACCAAAGCCACCAATGATTGTGCATACTGCAACAGCAACTGTTGCGTAGTCTTGTGCTTGCATTAGACCGTCCTAATGGTTACTAAGAGCGTTCCACCGTATCCGCTGAAGCGCTTGTCTGAAGGGGTTGCATTTCTAAAGTCCAACTCTTCGATAAGTCCAATGTAGGACTCACCAGTTCTAAAATCTTCAACACGGATGGTGTCTCCCACGTTCTCAATAGATTCCAACTGAGACATACGGAAGTAAGCAGAACCTTCATAGCCAATCTCAACGCCGAAGTGATCTGATTCGTGGTCAAAGCAAGACAGTGGATACTGGATTAGTCGCTGACGTGGGATAGCAGGTAGCGCTTTAATCTGGTAGCCAGTAAACAGTGGTCCCTTAGTAACATCAGTTGTTGAACGAGTTAGTGTGAACTGGAAGCCAAGGTATTCCTGTGATGCTTGAGGATAGTTAATGTTAATCTCTGGAACCAATGCCTGTTGTGCAAAGGTACCGATGCGATAGAAGTTATCGGCATAGTCAACAGAGTCAATCAATAGTCCACCATTAGTGGTATCAATACGAGCCTGCATTAACTTGTAGATCTTGAGTTCTAGTGTGTTGTATCGAACATATCCTGTACGCAAGAAGCCCTCTGCTAATAACTCTGAGGCTGACTGGACATAGATAGTTCCATCTGCACCATTACCAGCATTACAAAATGCTAAACGGTTAGTATCTCCAAGGAAAGCACAGGCTGTTGTGTAACTAAGCAATGTATCTGCTGGGTTGTACAAGTCCCAGGCATAAGGGAACAAAAGGTTACCTAATGGTTGACCCATATCTACACGAGTAAGTCCTACCTGACCATCAACGCCAGATGCTGCCCAGATGTATCTATCACGGAAAGCAAAGTCATAGACTGGTTGAGTTGATTCAAAGATCAAAGCACCGTAGGTAATAGAGCCATCAAGTTGACTTGCATCTGCCATACGCATACCTTCAGAGGTACCGATAGCCATATTGCCAAGGTAATACGAGATCTTAAATACCTTCTCACCTACTGGCAGTTCTGCTGCAGTGATAGCACTGGTCAGGGTAGGCATAGCACCAGCAGTAGAC